GTGGCCCCCTGCAAAAGCACCGGTATCATGGGTGCCGTGTCCGAACCTTGGTACACCATCGTCCCTACACCCGGAGTAAATCCCGGCGTCAAAGACATCCATATCGTAACGCCTTCGAAATCCGGATCGGCAGGCTTGCTGTATCCAAAGAAAATAGTTTTGAAACCACCTTGTGTCGCCCAACCCCCCGGCCACGCAGGTGCCAAATTGGCCACAGTAAGTGATGCCGCCACCGACGACTGTGATCCAATACTGCGTGCCCATACCAAAATAGTGATAACGCGTGACGCATAACTACGGCCTAGCCGTATGTTATCTGCATAATTGTCCGCGAATGAATACTCGTACCACGCATTGGTAGTACTATCAAAACGCAAAGTGACATTGCTGCCGTCTCTGATTTCTATCAGATAGTCCCTGACCCCGGCCACCGTAATGGCGTCCCACTGAAATTTCACATCACGACCGGTGAACTCAATGACACCGGGTTGACCGAACAACTTCAACCCGGTTACATTGGGCACCGTGCTAGAGCCTGTCCCAAAAATATCAGTTTCGTACTGTGCTGGATAAGAGGACAGTCCGGACGTGTTGATCTGTACCACTGAAAAAATGTAGTGCCCAGACGCCAACGGTCCCAAATCAACTGATTGCGTAGTCAATTGCGTCAACGTAATCCAGTTGTCACCGTCACGCTTGAAACGTACTTCGTAGCGACCGTATGAACCATGCCACGAAAACGTCACGTGGTTTTCATACACCCCAGCCGCCGTTAACACACTAACCTGTTGCACCGTCAGACTGTCAGGCGCAGGCGGGCGGGTGAAACCAATGACCACACGTGGCTCCAACGGCACATCATCTTCCACGAAAGCGTACTTACCGGGAGTGTGCGTCAAAGCACTGATGGAAAAACCTACTTCACTTTCACTTACTGACAGCACCCGCCACATTTCCGCAACCGTGCTCAGTGGCCCTTCACCTTCCAGCACCCATACTGCCAACGCCTGCGGAGCAGTTGAAAACGCTGCACTTGTGTTCAAAGTGCTGTAAACACCCGGTGCGTTGACCACCGTGCGTTGCTCTACTGAACCGTTCGGCAGCACACAATTAATCGTGTAAGACACTCCTACACCAATAGTAACAGGAGCATCCAACGTGACAGACGTGGTAGTAGCACTGACAAGGCGTCCACCGTTGCGTGATGCCGCGCGCACCGGGTCCGTAGTTTTAATCAGAGCACCGGGGGGCGACAGAATACCGTCATAACCCACGTTAAACGTGACGACTTCTGTTTCCAACCGCTCTGTAAACAGTATCCACTTGCCCCAGCGATGGGCCTGCCCACGTGACGTACAGGCGAACGCCGTGGTATCCGTCTTAATAATACCGTAGCGACGAATGCCTTCTTCGTCTTCGACGTACTCCAGATTTTGACGATACTTATCATTGGGATCATTCCAGAACACATGCGCCACAGTGTGGCGTGTAGTCAATGCTGATCCCTGATAGGAAAAAGAACCAATGATGTTGGACGGTGTGTACAGATTCATCGCCACACCCGGTGAATCTTGCGCTGTGATAATACTACCGTGTGCCCAATACGACATGGCTCGAAACACACTGGTCATTGATTGCAGTAACTTATAAGCATCCTCTTGCGACTGGATATAAACGTTGCAGGTGAAACGTGGCTCCTTGCCACCGAAACCGTCATCTACCTCACCATCGCAGTACTGCGAGATCACATACAGCGCCCACTTGTCCACCATCGTGGCATCGATATAGTCACCCAAACCATAGCGATCATTCAACAACAAATCGTAATAGCACCACACCGGGTTATCGGTCCACGCGATCTTGAAAGTTCCATCCCAGATACCGCTGTATAAACGTGACACCGGATCATAGTTCGATGGCACGCGAACACGCAGCCCTTTAATCAAGTAACCGCGAGACGGAACTGACGTGAACTGTGACGCATCAATCTGCATGCCGAACACAGCACGATTAGGGTAACGCAGCTTCGAATCGATCAGCGCTACCGCACTACTGAACTCAGTCTTATTGTTGATGTTTACCTGTGTGGAGTCCGGTGTGAGACGCACAATCCGGATATCCCACACCGTTGCCGGTTGTGGCAACGTGAAAGTGTACGATCGCTGATACAGAGAAGTCGTCTTACCTTCTATTTTAGTGGCTTCCAAAGGCACCTTGATGAAGCCACTAGTGCCAGTCTGCACCCAGATTTCAATTTCCACAGAACTGCCATGCAGATCACCTGTTGCCGGGTCTTGATTAGTAAGACCCAACACACTGATCGTTACCCGTAATCGATTGGCGTTGACATTAGCAACTGTGAACTCAAAGGGGGACGCCTGAGTGATTTCAGCCGACTGGTAAGCGTAGGGTTCTTCTATGGCATCAAATCCCGGCAAGTACGTTTGATGCTGAGTACCAACACGATAGTCAACTGTGACATTGTTAAAATTAAAACTATCGTCTTCGTTCTTGATTGGCACGCCATCAAGAAAAATGTTCTTCAAGACATCGCCATCCGGACCTTCGATGATGCCTTCGGCCACCACATCAATGAACCGCGCGTATTCTATCGAACGCAGGGTATCCGGGTCTTCTTGAGCGACCCGCGCAACACCGCCACTCCCCTTGCCGCCACCAGCACCACGAATACGGTACTCAGTTGCGTCTTCTTTTACCGGAACCATTATTCCACCCACCGTGAGTACGTGATGCGGTAGTTCTTATTAAGCGCTTGCGTTAGATTAGAAAACGTATAGACGCCATCCACTGCCGAGTACTGGTTCAAGTTTTCTATGGCACTGGAGTTTTCCACCAGAGACAACTCGATCCAACCGAACTCCAAGTCTTCACGCTCACACGAAATAGGTGACGACCACAACAAGTCCCCCGTCAAGTCAGCTATATCCAACGTGTGGGGCGGCGCAGCATCCAGATACAAAATGATTGGCACTGCCGCTTCTTCCCCCCGTGTAACAGCCGTTGCAGAGTCCACTTGCTCCGCGAACAAACCACCCGACACTACTTGCGATCCACACAAGTGCTTGCCGTAGCACAAACCGACTGCGGCCCCCTGCACCCCACTCAAGTTGGCCACCCCGTTAAATGCCAATGAGGGGTTGCTCTCTGGCCGTTCCGCGACCTCTCTCCCACCACCACGTGCTACTGACCCTGCCAGCATAGTAGCCGCACCACCAACAACCATGGCCCAACCTACATTCGACAAAGCAGAAGCAAATGCTGCATAAGGAGCAGGTGTGTACCACGCTACAACTAGTAAAACCACTCCAATGACAATACCTAATATGCCGTTGTTATCACCCCCGGCCCCGGAAATCACTGGCACAATGCGAATAGCTTCTGCACTTGTGTGCAATTTAAATTGGGTCAACTCGGTGATCATTTCGTCGCCCATGTACACACGGTAACCGGGCAAATTATTTTTCAACACGTGCTGTTGAAATCCGGGGACCATGGCCACCAAAGCCTTGATCGCTTCCGCAGGCGAACGCACATCGAACTTGAACTCACGACCGAACTTACGCAGGTGACCGTACAAAAGAATCGTTTTCAACACGACACCTTCATCAATGATTTATGACGTAGCACTGCCGTAGTATGCTTACGCCAGATGCCACCGTACACATCCTGCGTAGAAATGCGACCGTACGGATGGTGCCCAATGATGTTGTCCCCGATCATGACCGCCGCATGATCCTCCACCACCACCTTATTACCGATCATCATCAACAACGCATCGTGAATTTGCAGACGTTCATCGCCCTTCACCACATCGCCAGTAATCTGAACGAATCCTTCCTTTTCGAAATTCTCCCGATAAAGGTTGTAGGGTTGCTCCGTGAGGGGGTCCGTCTTTTCCCACCAGTGATCGACACGCGGGTAATCACCCAGCACCAGCCCCAATTCCTGATAGTAGTAATCTTGGCAAAAGGTGTAACAATCCAACAATTCGTGTGCCCACGGCCTTCCGTACAACGGTGCCTTGTAACCAGACGGTTCAAACTGGTAAAACGTGCCCTTGGGGTGATTAACTATAATCCAAGGAAAGTTCGACCTTTCGCACGCCACCAGATCAGGAATAGTGGGGGTGGGTGGGATGCCCACATGCGAATGCACGATGGCCAACACGCGACCCAAGTCTTCGGCTTTCGCATAATCCAATGGCTCCATTATGAAGTTTTCCTGCTCTCCATGACGGCGCGGCGGTGGCGCGATATTACGGCACGCGATGTACACCTGACGCTCATCACGCTCTATCAGCACACCACACGCTTCGCGCAAAGCCGCGTTCGCAGCATGCGCCTTGATGGATTCCTGTACTATTTCCGACAATACAATCATGATCACTGCGCCTGTTGTGGAATACGGAACATACCGGGGAAGGCTCCAGTTGGCAGTTCCGCATGTACACCAAACCGCAGCTTGCAGGACGCCAGTCGTTTACCGCACGCATCCAGTGCTGAATTAGCCGTAGAAACGTCCAGCACGGTGAAATAAGCCGTGCCT